AGTCAGTTAGAAAAAAGACAGAAGCTGATAGGGAAGCTAACGAAGAAAATGAAAAGCTAATTGCTATGCTTAATGAACTTGGTGTTATTCCAGAGATAAATGAAAAGAAAGAAAAGAAAGCGGCTAAATCAAGAAAAGAATTTGTTGCTAAAAGACTGTCTTTTGCTGATGACATATTAAAATCAGAAGATGAGATAAACAAACAAACAACCAAGGGTCAATTTGTTAGACTAGAACAGGAATTAGAGTTGCAAAAAAAACTATCTAAGTTAAAGCTTGAAGAATATAAGGAAAAAGAATTAGCTAGGGCTCAGGCAATAAAAGAACCAGAAGAAAGGAGAAAAGCAGTAGAAAAAGCAAATGAAGCAATAAGAGAAGCAGAAGTTTCTTTATCTAAATACGAAATTAAATTAAAAGAGGAAACTGAGGCTAAAAAAGGTAAAATAGTTGCTGATGCACTTGTTAAACAGTTTGGTGCAGTTAGTGACTTAAATGCAAAAGAACAAGAAAGTATTCTGGTTCACGACCAACAAATGGCAGAAACTAAGCTTGGAAAAATAATGCAAGAAGTAGAATTAGAAAATTTAAAGCACAAGAATAAAATAGATAATATAAATAGAGAAATAGAAATAAGAAAGGCTGCTGAAGAAAGTTATTTTGACTTAGAAAGGAAAAAGTCCATTGAAACAAAAAAAATGGCACGAACTAACATTAGGTTAAAAAAGAAAGAAGAAGATGCTAAACTTGAAATAGTAAACTTTGCCGCAAATGCTGCAATTCAAATAGCTGGAGAAGGTTCTGCTGTAGGTAAAGCAATAGGAGTAGCTATGGCAATAATAAACACAAAGAAAGCTATTACAGCAGCTTTAGGTGATAGTGAGGTTCCTGGGTTTTTTAGGATACTTCATGCAGCAGCAATAGGAGCTTATGGATTTAAACAAGTTAAAGATATTATGGCTGTTAAGTTGCCAGTAGCTGCGGCAAGTAAAGATGGTGCTGGAGGAGGTTCTATGTCTGTATCTGCACCGAGCTTCAACGTAGTAGGTGCTGGAGGAACAAGTCAAATTGCAGAAGCGGTTACTGGAGCTCAGGACAGACCTATGAGAGCTTATGTGGTTAGTACAGAAGTAAGTTCTGCTCAAGAGTTAGACAGAAAAACTGTCTCAGAATCTTCTTTAGGATAAATAAAACAAAACATAAATATAAAAGTTATCATATTATGAAAACCATTGAACTATACATAGACGAAGAAAACGAATTTAGTGGAATAGAAGCTATAAGCGTTGTCGAAAACCCAGCAATAGAAGAAGATTTTATTGCACTTAAAAAACAACAAGTTAAACTTGCTGAAGTAGATAGGGAAAAAAGAATCCTTATGGGTGCTGCTTTAATACCTAATAAAAAAATATTAAGAATCAACGGAGAAGAAGAGTATAACATATTCTTTAGTGAAGATACTGTAAGAAAAGCATCTGAGCTGTTCTTGTCAAGAGGTAAACAAAATAATTCAACACTAGAACATGACATTAAACTCAATGGGTTGTCTGTTGTAGAATCTTGGATTATTGAGGATAAAAAGAAAGATAAATCAAGAAAGTATGGATTTAGTTTACCTGTAGGCACTTGGATGGTTTCTGTAAAAGTAAACAATGATGAGATTTGGAATGACTTTGTAAAAGAGGGAAAAGTAAAAGGATTTTCTATAGAAGGATTCTTTGCTGACAAACTAGACGAAAGACCAAAAGAAAGTGTAGAAGAAGACTTTGATGAAATGGAAGCATTATCTAAATTATATGAGATAGAAGAAGCTTTCTTAGAATCTCAAGAGATAGAATTAGAATCTTATAATGACTATCCTCAAGCGGCTGTAAACAATGCAAAGAGAGCTTTAAAATGGAAGAAAGAAAATGGTAGTTCTTGCGGAACTCCTGTAGGCTGGAGAAGAGCTTCTATGTTAGCATCAAAATCTAATTTAACAAGGTCAACCATTGCAAGGATGGCTTCATTTAAAAGGCATCAACAAAACAAAGATGTGCCATATTCAGAAGGGTGTGGTGGAATTATGTGGGATGCTTGGGGAGGTAGTGCTGGTGTTAATTGGGCAATATCTAAACTAAAGCAAATAGATAAAAAAGAGATGTCTGAAATAGATGACTTTGAATTACAATTACAAGATTCTTTAGAGTGTAATGCTTTAACTCTTGCTGAAGATAAATTTAAGGATTATCCTGATGCTGCTCATAAAAACTCATTAAGAGCATTGAAATATAAAATAGATAATAAGTCACAATGTGGTACTAAGGCTGGATGGCAAGTTTCTCAAATGTTAGCTAAGAAAGAACCTATATCAAGATGTATAATATCTCAAATGGCTTCTTATGTTAGGTTTAGAAGAGATAAAGACGTTCCTTATTCTGAAGGTTGTGGTAAATTACTATGGGATGCTTGGGGTGGAGATGCAGGTATAAACTGGGCTTCAAAGAAGCTAAAAGAAATAGACAGAGAAATAAAACCTGTAGATTCTTTAAAGATGGCTTCAATGGAAATAAATGAAGACTATGCAATAATAAATGATAGATTGGCTTATTCTACAAAAGAAAAAGCTATGGAAATGTCAGATGACTTAGGATGTCAAGGTATACACGAGCATGATTATGAAGGAAAGAAATGGTATATGCCTTGTGAAAAACACTCAGTAGAAGCGGGGAAGAATAGTAAAAGTCCTTGTTGGGATGGCTATGAGCAAAAAGGTTATCAAATAATAGATGGTAAAAGAAGACCTAATTGTGTGAAGAAAAAATAATATGAGAAGAAAATACAAAAAAACACCAAGCAGAACAAGTCCTAGTTCTTCAAGAAGAGGTTGTTTATGTAAAGATGGTACCTATTCGGTAAAATGTTGTGATGGTTCTTTACAAGCTCAAGGTATAGGTAACATAAGTAGTCATGCTGTCGTTGGAGATGAATATTATTATAGAGTGCAAAGGTGTGGTCATTCTATGAAAAAAGAAATTCATTTACACGGAACTGAACTTGTGGTGGGTAATGTTTATTATTTGCAATTTGAAAATACAGGTCATAGTAATTGTTATACTGTTCTTAATGTTTCTGCAAGTGGAGAACATCATGTAGAATCATCTACTTTGTATGATGACTGCGATGCTTGTATAGCAGCTAACTAAAAATACAACAAAAATAAAAGCTTGAGGTTATCAAGTTATACTATTAATTTAAATCAATAATATATGAAAGCTACCGATATCGTAGACAAATTTAAGAAAATCTTACTATCTGAGACTGAAGAAAAAGTCGAAGAGATAGAAGTACAAGAAGAGGTTAAATTAGCAGAAGACGAAGTTATCGAAGAAGTGAAAGACGAAGTTTCTGAAGAAGACGTAAAAGAAGAGGAAGAAGTTAAAGAAGAGGAAATGTACGCTACTAAAGAAGAACTTTCTAAAGCGATTGCTGAAATGAAAGCTATGTATGACCAATTAATGGAATCAATGAGTAAAGAAAAATCTCCTGAAGTTCCAGAAGAGTTAAAAGAGGAAGTTGAGTTGTCCTCTCAAGAATCAGAAGCTGAGCCTATTGCTCATTCTCCTGAATCTAACGTAGAAAAAAACAATGTTCATTTGTATGGTAATAAAGGACCACAAACAATAATGGATAGAGTACTAAACAAAATTTCATAATAAACCAAAACTAAAATAATAAAAAATGGCTACTACAACTTCAATTACAAGTACTTATGCTGGAGAATTTGCTGGAAAGTATATTTCTGCTGCGTTATTATCTGGTTCTACTATCGAAAATGGTGGAATTTCAGTAAAACCTAATGTAAAATTCAAAGAGATAATCAAAAAGGTTGCAACAAGCGGTCTTATTGCTAATGCTTCTTGTGATTTTGCTGACACAGGTTCAGTTACATTAACAGAAAGAATCCTTCAACCAGAAGAGTTCCAAGTTAATGTTGAACTATGTAAAAAAGACTTCCGTTCAGACTGGGAAGCTGTACAAATGGGATATTCTACATTTGACAAATTACCTCCAAAATTTAGTGATTTCTTAATTTCTCACGTTGCTGCTAAAGTTGCTGAGAAAACTGAGCAAAACATTTGGAGTGGTGTTAATGCTAATGCTGGTGAATTTGATGGATTCTCTACTTTATTAGCTGCTGATTCTGATGTTATAGATGTAACTGGTTCTGCAATTACTTCTGCTAACGTAATCTCTGAATTAGGTTCTATAGTAGATGCAATTCCTTCTTCTTTATACGGACAAGAAGATATGTATGTATATGTATCACAAAACATTGCTAGAGCTTATGTAAGAGCTTTAGGTGGATTTGGAGCTTCTGGATTAGGTGCTGCTGGTACAAACTCTCAAGGAACTCAATGGTGGAACAATGGTTCATTAAGCTTCGATGGTGTAAAACTATTTGTTGCTAACGGACTTGCTGACGATACTGCTGTTGCTGCTGAAAAATCTAACCTATACTTTGGAACAGGTCTTTTATCTGACCACAACGAAGTAAAAGTTATCGATATGGGTGACTTAGATGGTTCTCAAAATGTAAGAGTAATCATGAGGTTTACAAGTGGAGTACAATACGGAATCGGAGGAGATATCGTATACAGAGTAAATTCTTAATAATAATTAAATAAAGGGTGGGCTTAACCACTCACCCTTTTAATACTAACTTTAAAAAACTAATAATATGTCTTGTAATTTAACGCTATATAGAACAGAACCCTGCAAGGATAGTGTTGGTGGATTAGATAAAGTTTACTTTGTTAATTATAGTTCTTCTTTGTATTCAACAATTACTTTTGATACAACGAACACAGATGCCATAGAGTCCATTACTGGAACTCCATCTGCATACGAATATGACATTAAAGGAACTTCTTCTTTTACACAAAATATCCAAGCTAGTAGAGAAAATGGAACTACTGCTTTCGAGCAAGTTTTAGAATTGACTCTACACAAACTAACTATAGCAGACCACAAAGAGTTAAAACTCTTGTCTTTCAATAGACCTCACGTTATCATAAAAGATA